CGTGTACGCATTATGCGTACACGGGGATCATCGAGATGTCGGATTAACTTCCGACCAGTTTGGCCTTGAGGAGGTCAGCCTCCTTTCGAGCTACAGTGGCATGAGTGGGGGTCCGCCCCCCTCATGCTAGTCTTATTTTGTAATTAAATTTATTCTTTTATGTAACGTTTGCTGGAGTTCTAATAACCAGCACCGACCTGAGAAGGTCATAAAATATATCTAACCAACCACTTTGTGATTGAAATCAGAATAAAACATTATAAAAATAAATCTGATTCTATGTAATTTGTTCATGTCGGTCTGTAGCCGACACTATTTGTTTATATGTTCACAAAGCTATTAACTGATCCACTTGGAAGCTTAATGTCCAAGAGATCTGAAGCTGTAATTAACAGCATGTATTGTATTAAGCTTGCTTTGCGATATGATTAATAATAGATTCACGTATCTGATGTAATCCAAACGTGAACTTTGCCGGCGATTAGAGCACCGGACAATTAGGGTAACGTCTTAGGACAGGGACCCGACCCCAGACGAGACTCAGTAGCAAGCGTATTGTGAATTGTTGTCAGGCAGGCTCGCTCGTGAATTCGAGTATAGAGACCTGATCGCAATAGCAGTGCTAACTTGTAGATTGAGGACGGCCGCTTGTGTCCGCGGAATAACGTCCAATGATGTTTTTGATTAAACTTCACCTTTTATTAGCTGAAGCCAAAGATGCTGTGTCGACTGTTGAAGATTCTTTCTTCGCAGGACACCTGCACGGAAAGATCTTTGACTCGTCGCATGTACAACATGAAAGATGAGTCGAGGATTTGCTAAACGTGCCCACCAAGCCCAAAAGTTGAGATTGTCGAAGCAGGGATCAACTGCCTCCAAGGGGGTAAACTACTGCAACAAATGTGAGCGCAGACGCCTTAAAAAGGAAAAACGCGAACGAAATCCGGTATGGGATCCACCACCCATGTTCCTTATATATATTTGGTTATTGGTGTGTGGAGCTTTTTACCAACCAGAAGCAGCCGATTGGTTTTTGTGCTGGATAAGATTCTTCTCGAAGATTCTGTTTTTCAGTGCAGTAGCCGTTGACTGTTTCGCCCTGATTCGCTCATGGTATCGAAGAGCAACCAGACCAGTTTTGGAACCTCAGATGGGATTCATGCAAATGGACCCTTATTTGAAGGAAGCCATCCAGGTTTGGTGCTTGTTTGAGAGTTTGAGAGATTCAAAGACTAAGCGTGGAATGATTGCCGCGATTACTCAGTATATGCAAGCGCATGTCAAGGAGTCTTTGCCGCTTTATGTTTATCGCCAGTTGATGAAAATTGATTATATCTCAGATTGGTCGAGTGATGATGGACATGCCCAAGTCGAAGAAATGCTTGAAGAAGCATTTGGCGAGCAAGCCATTCGAGAAATTGATGAAGAGCTCGTTGTACTTGATACTCAAGACGGAGACACTGAAGAAGCAGTTCCGTGGCATAAAGCCATGGACAATGCTTTTGGTAACTGGAAAGAGTTCAGGAATTCGACTATTGCCAAGAAATTTACACATTTGATTAACGTCATTGTATCTTCTGGTATGTGTGCAACTGCAGATCTCACTTTCAAAATGGGAAATGTATCGTTGTTTTCACCTATCGTTTCGAAGAAGCAATTAGCTGCAGGTGATGTATTTGAGGCATTTTATGAAGCTGTTTCCGGCTTCATGAAGGGTGGATGGCGAGTTTTTCAAACTGGAGAAGTTTCAGCTTTCTTTATGGAAGATGATAAGGTTTCAGAATTTGATCGTATGTATAATGAAATCCGTTCTTTTCATGGATATGCCTTAGCGGGTAATTTGAGAGAGTACACGGATATTGATGACAACGAATATGAAGCTCGCTTGAAGAAAGCAATTGAATTTGGTGACAATCTTTTGAAATTCATTAAGAGAAGTCAAACTTTCGAAAGGAAGTATGTTTCTGATCGCATGGATAAATTGAGAGATAATGAAACCGAGTTCACACAATTGCGTACTAGGGGTGGTTTACGAATTGCTCCGTTTGCAGTCTGTTTGTTTGGACAATCTGGATGTGGAAAGTCTAGTCTTACAAATTTGACTGTGAATGCCGGACTCGTCTATAATGATTTGAGTGCTGAGAAAGACCGTATCGCAACTTGGGCAGACAATGACAAGTTTGCTTCATCGGTTAGATCGCACATTAATGCCATCATTTTTGACGATTTTGCCAACACTAAAGAAGACTTTATGGATTTTTCACCAGCGTATCGTTTGATTCAAGTGATCAACAATATTAAGTATCTTGCCCCAATGGCAGATGTCTTTTTGAAAGGAAAGGTTTCTTTGAATCCTTACTTTTGTATTGTTTCCACTAACGTTGAACATTTGAACGCTGCTAAGTATTCCAATGAACCCGAGTCTGTTCTTCGACGTATGTACCACGTAAAAGTAGAACCTAAATCCGAATGTTGTGATAAAGGAATTTTGAACAAGAAGAAGATTGAGGATCTATATGGAAAGACAGCGTGCCCTGATGCATGGTATCTGACTGTACGTTCGTACACTGCTCAAAACAAGAGACACGTCGACCTCGCCGCTATGACACCTGTTACATTTGAAGGTAAAAAGATGGAGAGAGTCTCTGTTAAAGAGTATTTGAGGTGGGTGCAAATTGAATCCAAACAACATTTTACTGAAGAAGGTCAATATTTGGCCAATCAAGAAGCAATTCCGACAAAATGTGGGAAATGTGGTATGTTGTATTGTAATTGTGCATCAGTGTTGGAAAAAGTTTTGGTCCCGAAATCAGAAACGCTTGCTGATTTAATTAGAAAGCAATCTGATGGAGAGAAACCTCCTGTGTGCACTCCTTGCGATGATAAGGAGGAGTGTTCACTTCCTGTTCTTGAGCCTAATGCAGGTGAATGGGAATATTATTCGGGCAAAACTAGGGGAATCTTCCATCGACGTGCTGAAGACCTCCAACGAGGATATGAGCGTGCTTTGACTTCGTCCATTTTAGCCACTAACGCAGTTTGTTTGTGGTGGGAAAGAGTCGATTTTATGCCTGAGAGTTGGATTTGTCATCCTAAGGTATTGAAATTCGGTTTGATCTTTTGGAAAGAGGACATTAAACGTTCATTGATTACTGGAAACAGCTTCTTTGTAGCTATGATGCTTGCATCTATGTGGACCTTTCCTCGCTTTAGTTTACTTTGGCTTGGATTGGCTTTGTTTGGAATGTATTGGTATACATGTGCTACAGTGCAAACGTACAAAAACATGGTTCGTAACAGAATTTTGGAGTTGAAAGACGTTGTGTGTACGTACACCCAACAGTGGCAGTTAAAGTATGCCATTATTGGGTTAGGAGCTATTGGACTTATTCTTAAAACTATGAGATCCAGATACATAAAACTGGAAACTCAGACTGGATTAAGTCCTGAGAGTATTGATGAGGTGCAAGAGCGCAATGACAAGGTGAATCCTTGGCTTGTAGCTGAAACTGTTCCTTTGCCGATGTCTGAACCTTCAAAGACTACTACATCTGATAATTTGGCCTCTTCTATGAGGACGAATTTGATCGGAGTGGTGTCTGATATGAATAAGACTACTCTTGGATTCTACATTACTTCCAACTTCATGTTAGTACCTACACACTTTCTTCGAGAACACGGAGATCGTGACGTAGCTATTCGATGTTACAAAACTGAAGAAGGAAAAGTTGGTGGTTACTTCAAGGATAAGATTTCTAAGGCATTTCGTGTCGATATTCCTTTGACGGACTTTACACTTTGTTTTGTTACAAGTGGAGGTTCCATGAAGGATTTTCGAAAGTTTTTGCCTGAAGGGAATGTTTTGAAAAGGAGTCCTGCTAAGCTGGTTACGCGAGAAATAATGGATACATCATTGAAAGCTATTCCTATGTTGTTTAAAGGCAGCAGTCGAGTTGCACACACCCAGACTATTTTCATGGGAAGTTATTACGACTTACCTATAGAAACTCAAGCTGGTATGTGTATGTCTCCTGTTGTGAGTGACGCAAAGGGATCTATGATTATGGGTTTCCACTTAGGTGGAAAAGGAAAACTCGGTGGATGTGGAACTTTAACCATTGACCAAGTTAACCTAGCCATTAGTGAATTGTCTTCAGTTGATGGAGTTGTTTTGTCAGCCTCTTGTGGTGATTTGATTCCTCATATGGGTGATTTCCCAACGGAAACGTTTGGAAAACCTATTTTTGAGGGAGCTGAAATTCACCCAAAGAGTGCTGTAAACTTCTTAACTGAAGGAGCTTGTATTGATGTATATGGAAAAACAAGTGGAAAAGCCACGCCTCACAGCAATGTGTCACCAACAATGATGTCAGATGCTGTGCAAGAGGTGTTTGGTGTACCTCAGAAATGGGGTGCTCCTAAGATGAAGGGAAAGGGAAGATACCCTTATCAGGCTACGCTTGTTCACGCTGCTGTCCCTAGCTTACCGATTGGAAGTGTTTTGGTTAAGTCTGTTCGGTCGATCAAGGAATTGACGACTGGTTTGAAACAGAAGATTCCAGAACTCTTCAACGTAAAACCATTGTCGAGAGTTGCCACAGTTTGTGGGTTAATCGGTGTCAAATTTATTGATGCCATGAACTTCTCATCTTCTCCTGGTTTCCCGTTGTCCGGGTCAAAACATCCACTTTTGGTGGATTTAGATCCCAAGGACCATCCGGACGTTGGTAAGCCCCGCACATTTGTTCCCGAAGTGTGGGCGGAATTCGAAAAGATTGTTGCCATTTTGCTGAAGGCAAAAGGTGTTACATGATTTGGAAGTCATGCTTGAAGGATGAACCAACCAAGTTAACAAAAGACAAAGTTAGAGTATTTCAAAGTGCTCCACTTGTTTTGCAATTGTTGATTAGGATGTATTTCCTTCCAATCGTTCGAATTATTCAAATGAATCCAATCCTTTATGAATGCGCTGTCGGCGTAAATGCTGAAGGTTTGGAATGGGAAGAACTCTGGGAAGCCGCCATGAGTAAAGGTAAAGATCGAGTTCTTGCTGGTGATTACAGTAAGTACGATGTGCGGATGCCTGCTCAAGTCACTATCGCAGCTTTTGATATCTTGATTGACATCGCTGAGAAATGTGACGGATACACTACTGAGGACATCCATTTGATGAAGATGGTTGTTCATGAAGTTGTATATCCGGTAATGGCTTACAATGGTGATTTGATTCAATTGTTTGGAACTAACCCGTCGGGTCAGAACCTCACAGTCATTATCAATTCCTTGGTTAATTCTCTATTGTTGAGGAGTTGTTTCTTTACGATTTATCCTGAAAAGGATTTCAAAGAGAACTGCTCTTTCTTGACATATGGAGATGATGTCATTGGAACTGTGTCAGCTCAGTGCGGAAAGTTTACTCACATTACGTATGCTGAGTGGCTTGCCGAGCATGACATGAAGTTCACCATGCCAGATAAGGAGTCAGCACCAATGCATTATATGACGGAAAATGATGTTGATTTCTTGAAACGCAGGTGTGTGTTTAATGAAGATTTGGGACAAAAAGTTGGATTACTTTCTGAGGATTCTATCTTTAAACGTCTTCATGCACATTTGCTTTCGAAAGAACTTACTCTATCCATGCATTCTGCCCAGAACATCGAAAGTTCATTACATGATTGGTTTTACTATGGTCGTGATGTTTTTGAAGATCGTAGGAGTAAGCTCCGTCTTGTGGCACAGAAGTGTGAAATCGAACATCTGTGTCCTGCTCTTGAAGTTTCTTATGATAAGCGCGTCAATCATTGGCGTCATAAATATCTTGGAGAAGAACTTGAAGAGGAAGAAGAAATCGTAGGTCTGGAATAGGCACCTTAAGCCTGTTCGCCCAGTTAACGGTCTGGGTATTACGGTAAAGCAAAACCGTGTGTGTATATATGGATACCGAATTTTGCATAATATTTGTGTACTTTTGTGTGTAGAATTTAGGCTTTGTACATATTGGTGCTCCACCCTTGGAGTCCCCCTATTTAGGGGAGGGACTGGCCATCCCAATGTAAACTACACCACTCCTTGCACTGAGCAATGCTTGGAGATTGTAAATATCGCTTACTAAAAATGTAAATAATGTATATAAACCGGGTACTATTATGTATCCAACAATTTTTGAAATTTTGGCTGACTTAAGAAAGTATAAGATTAATCCTAATCGTTTTGATAAGCTGTGGAGTCGTCACAGATGGGAGTTAGGTAAACATGTGTCGTTTTTCGACGGCATAGAAATTCCACCCAAATGCCATGATGAAGCAGTATTACAGATTGTTGGTGAAGCTTTAACTGTTTTGAATTGTCAGAGTGGTACTGAGATGAATGTTACTTATGCCGCACCACAAATAAAGACGGCTAACTTGCAGTTTGTGGATGAAAATTCCGCCAACATGTATGATCTCAAATCTGCTGAAGATGCTACACGTTTGAATGAAGATACTTCTGATGTAGAATTAGGAGATTTCTTCAAACGGCCTGTTAAAATCGCAGAATATGAGTGGGGAACTGGATTGTCATTGTCACAAACCTTTAATCCCTGGGCTCTTTTCTTTGATAACAAACGTGTGATAAACAGGATATCGAATTTTAACCTTTTGCGTTCGAAGTTGCATTTGCGTGTGACTTTGAATGGAAATGGTTTCCAATATGGGCGTGCGATTTTGGCTTATAATCCTTTAGATAGCAAGGACGATTTTAGTCCCACTGCTGTCTTAGATGAGGATGTTGTGCAACTGTCGCAGTTACCACATTTATATTTGAATCCTACGTCTTCTCAGGGAGGCGACATGATGTTGCCTTTCTTTTATCACTTGAATAGTGTTAGACAACCTTCTTCGTTATATTCGGAGCTTGGTGAATGTTATTTGAAATCAATTAACGCTTTGAAGCATGCCAACGGAGCGTCTGATAAAGTTACAATCACCATTTTCGCATGGGCTGAAGACATTACTCTGGCTGTTCCAACTTCTGAAGATAATTCTTTGTTGATTCCGCAGTCCGGAGAAATTGATGAAGCCAACGAAAAGGGTGTCATTTCTGGACCCGCTACAGCGGTAGCTAATGCGGCCAGTGCGTTAAGCAAGGTTCCTGTCATAGGGAATTACGCCAAGGCCACTGAAATGCCGTTGCGACTTATTGCGGGTGCAGCGAAATCACTAGGTTATTGCAGGCCGGCAGTAACCAAAAATCCTGAGCCATTCAGAAACACTGCTATATCTTCTTTGGCAGTAACCAATACTCCCGATACAGCAATGAAAGTTACTGTTGATGAAAAACAAGAGTTAACACTTGATCCAGATATTTCTGGTTTGAGTGAAGACGATTCTTTAAACATCAAAAGTATTGCTGGTAGAGAGAGTTATTTGACTACTTTTGATTGGGCGGTCGGTACAGCACCGGACACTTTGTTGTGGAATGCTCGAGTTGATCCAGTGACTTGGTCTCAGGTTGGTACGCCTACTTCGTACCATTTTCCGGCATGTGCTATGGCAGCCTTACCTTTTAAGTATTGGTCAGGAACAATGAAATTTCGGTTTCAGATTGTTGCTTCAAATTACCACAAAGGTCGGCTACGTATTGCATATGATCCGAATTTCTTTGATGCTGTGCCTGAATACAATGTTAATTACATGCACATTGTAGATATAGCAGAAAAGAATGATTTTACCATTTCGATTACAAATGGACAAAACGTTACACTTATTGATCATCATTTGCCTGGTTCTGATTCAGCGACGCAGCTATACAGTTCAACTAGGTATACAAACAAAGAAGAAGGAAATGGAGTTTTGCAAATTTCTGTATTGAATGAGCTTACAGTTCCTAATTCTGTCGTGAATAATGATATTCAAGTAAATGTTTTTGTTTCCATGGGAGACGATTTCGAGGTATTTGTCCCTGACGATCACTTTCAGTATTTTGTACTGAGACCTCAAAGTGGTACTTTGTCAGAGGACGAGTGTGTTCGGAGTAGTATCTTTGATAATTCCCATCTTGGAGATTGTGATACTTGTGTTCACGTCTCTAATTGCATCCATGACTATTTATCGTACTTATGTTCTACACCGAGACGTGACAGTATTGTCGTCCTCGATACGCAGAGCGGAGAACATGCAGTAGATAAGGCACCATTGGACAGTGAACCTGTTCATGAAGAAGTTTCTCCTTTGAACGGAGAACAGGGAATTTCGGATAAGACAAATCTTGTGTTTACAGGTGAATCGATAAAGAGTTTAAGAACTATGCTCAAACGATATAATTTACACACTGGTTTTAGTCCTTTGGATACTTTCCACAATGTCATATCCATGTCTCAAAATTCTTACCCTTATTTAAGAGGAAATGTGACTGGTGCAGTACATACTGCATCTGGACCAGTATCTTATAATTTTTGTAATACAGTTTTGTTGCATTGGGTAACAATGGCATTTGCTGGATGGCGTGGAGGGATCAGATGGAAGTTCCTACCTCGTGGAGGTTGGGAACATCTAACCACCATGATTGAAAGAGGTGGCATTAGACAAGGATCCCAATATTCTTTTTCCATTGGCAATCCTGAGTCGCCAGTTACTGAATCAGAAGCTGCGGCTGAAACTGTCGCACGGAATGGTACTTCACCTATTAATGATCGACCTTTGGCCGGCAAGAAAGGTATGGTATATGCTGTGCATACAGTTAATCCGTGTGTTGAAATTGAAATGCCATTTTATTCACCTGCCAGGTTTATTCCTGGGAGAGTTGAAGATTGGACTGGTAATATAACTCCTGATAGGTACAATGAAGTGATGGATTATCGTGCATGGGGTGATTCTTTAGAAGGTGAGGAGTCTTATGTTGACTGCTATGTGGCAGCAGCAGAAGATTTTCAGACATACTTCTTTAAAGGATTACCGCGTATGTATTATGAACCAACACCTCCTGTGCCTGTTTAGGAGTAAGGCTTTGGGGACATACACCCCTAACTAACTAAATGTAGCTTTATTAGTGTGCTAGAAGTCAAGAACACTTACTCATCTGTG